AGTTTCTCCATTGATTCACGAAACTCTTCTGGACTAGGATCATTTTCAGGATCAAAATCATCATGACATAACCAATCCCATTCCGCACACAATGCGTCTACAAGTTGTTCTTTAGTGTATTTCATAAGAAAACTTTTCAGGCAATAACTTCGTTGAAGGTGTTCTGAATTTTCTCAACCAGTGCGCTACGCTGTTCGGCAGTGATGAGATTATTGCGGGTGAAGTTAATGAAAGCAACCAATCCAATGATTTCCATAATACCATTGAAAACTGGAATACTATCAACAACCATCACAACTTCATGAAGAATAAGTTGCGACACAATCACGACAAACAGAATAGCAGTCGAGATTCCAATGTTTTTGAGAAGTTCAGAAGAAACATTCTCATTCACGAAAGTCTTAACCTGTGTGATTTTTTCGTTCATCTGTTTTTGATAATTGATTTGTGGGGATGTGTCCCTCACACTACTAGGACACTTTACAAGCTACAGTTAGAATTAGCAAGCGAAGGGTAGCAGTGCATTAAAAAACGCCTGCAACACTGTTACAGGCGATTTTAGAGGGGTCTCAGAGCATCTTATGGTTGATAATGACTTGCGGGTTTGTCTGTACCCTTGCGAATGTCACGCACTAATCTGTCACCTGCTCTCTTTAATTTACGACGCTCATCTCTAGAATACCCTGAAGCTTTCTGAGGTTTGTAATTGGGTGAGGTTTCAGTTTTCTTCTTCTTGGTGAGAAGTTGTGATGCAGTTGGTGTTGCTTTCTTCTCAGGAGCTTTGGTTCCACCCTTCTTAGCAGCAATTCTAGCTTGTGCTGCTGCTCTTCTCTCTGCCTTCACCTTATCTGCATATGATTGTTTAACCTCAGCAGATCCTCTTTCTTTCTCAGGTTGTTGTACTCTGGTGGATGCTTGTCTCTGTTGTCCAATATCCTTGCGGTCTTTGTATGACTTAGCAGGGACCATTTTGCCGCCACCAGCAGCTTTCATCCTGCGTTTTTCTGGTTCTGATTTACGACGGTCACGCCCAATTTCACCACGCTGACCAGTTTTTCTGATCTGCGATGAACCCATCACATCTTTATCATATGCTTCAGATACAAATTGGGCGAATGTCTTCATCTCTTTAGATCTTAATCCTCAAGAGTATTTAGTTAATTCAAAACCATCCACAAACTCCATTAGATAATAATCCATTGTAAGTTCTAATCTTGCTGCTTCTTTCTCACAACGATCCCAGAACTCCTGAGCATCTTTTTCCATTTCTTTTTCAGTCATTGTGGTTTAATTCCAAAGGAAGATGAAAGTGTTTCTCTTTGCTTGATGTAGAGTTTAACATATGCTTTCAACATGGTTTTACATGTCTCAAGATCACCAATAGTATCAATGTCACGGGAAAGTTTTTCAAACTCAAACGATCCATTGATACTACCTAACTCAATGTCTTCAGGTTTCATACTGCTAATGCTCCAGAGGGGATTTCAATAATTTTGGGAAGTTCATTACCCAGTGGATTCATTTCATAGCAAATCCACTCACCATTGCGGAAAACGTAGTGATACTCTTCGGCATTTACAGCAAGAAGATAATCACACAGGTCAGCATCAAGGCGAGGAGGGCAATCTTCACCACGCTGGGAATAGTATTCGGGAACATACTCACCCACAGGAAGTTTCGTTTCCCAGCAAGCATCAGACCAACAGGATGACATATCGCCACCATCAATCAGTTCGGAAACTTTCTCCTTCGTATTGTAGTGCGTCTTGAGAATCCGACCCAACCAAGAAGGATAAGAGTCCCAATGATGATAAACAGAAAGAATAGAGTCATCTTTGAGTTGAATACCAATACGACCGCGAGTTGCCATGTGTTTGAGTGGTGCTTACAATACTAGGACAGTTTAGAGGCTACAGTTAGGATCAGACTAGAAAGTTTTTCTCATAATTAAGGAGATCTTTGGGTGCTGGTATGATGTTGTCACCATATTCAATAGCATCTTTCCACTGTGATCCAGTTTTTTTATAGAGTTTAATACCAAGGTGTTGATATTTAAGATCCGTTGGTACATAGACCTTGTAATCTGTACCATCATTGTCAGTGAGCATACTGAGTTGTTTGTTTTCACTCTTGGTCACGCAAATAGTCATGCGAGCAAGATTAAACAAATTTTCAAAGATGTCATAATCAGACAGATATATCTCAGAATTGTCCATAATCATGCGACAAATAAACTGAGGTGAGAGACAATGATCATGGGTGCGTTGTTCTGAGTTGTTCATTGCCTCTTCGCTAATCAATCCAGAATGATTATATCCAGAACTGAAAACCTGCTCATAAAACAAGCGGGTGATTGGTCGGAAAAAGTCAGGATCCCCCCAGCTATCAATGTTAGCATTAAGTGCATTAAAAGCAACCTGACAGTAAGCTTTCCAATTTTTTGAGGATTTCATGGTTGAGTGATGCTTACAATACTAGGACAGTTTAGAGGCTACAGTTGTCATTAGCGACGAATCTCACTGATGGCAGGCATCCCCTGATTGAAGACAACATCAACAACTGCCTGAACTTTACGGGCAGTGCTGATACCAACAGAGTCATATGTAGGAACACAAACAAGACCAAAAGTCTTCTCTTTGCCACCCAGTCGAATAACACGACCGATGCTCTGACTGATACCAATGTAATCCATGTTACGCATGAAGATAACAGCTTCAAGACCACTCACGTTGATACCCTCAGAGAGAATACTGTGGTGGATGACTACAAACTTCTTGGTGGCATCTTTGCCCCAAGTGTTCAGAGTGTTGAAGAACTCTTCACGGTTGACCTTCTTGCCATCAATGATTGCACCAGTCTTAGATGTGATTGTCATCCAAGAATAACCGCGATCAGCAAGTTGAGAGCAGAAGTCAGACTGAGAAAGAAGACCAACAATCTGCTTTGTAGTGCGAGCACAAATCAAAGTTTTGCTGATGCCATTCTCATCAATAGTTTCCAACAGGTTGTCAGCATCCTCTGCAAATACAACCTTGCGACCTTTCACCATTGGCAGTTGCTTGACAACAACTTTAGGAGGAAGAATGTAACCACCTTCAACCAACTCAGGAGCAGGAACATTGACAAGAACCTGACCATAAACAGACCAATTCATGCCTGGTTTCTTAGGCGTCAAAGAATGTTTAGGAGTGGCAGTATAACAATAAGCACGATCTGCGTTCTCCAGAAAGAACTCAGTGGCGGGGAAGAAGTTCTTCTTTACACTGTTGTGTGCCTCATCAAAGTAAATAGTATTCACTTCAATATCTGCGTCAACGATACGCTGAAGAGAATTGTAAGAGGTGAAGATCACAACATTCTCACCAGCCGTGCGGGCAGTGTTAGCAAACATATGAATCTTGTCTGCTTTGGTGCTGCTGTAGTGGTGAGTCTCTCCACTATGAACATGCATGATGTGAGTGTTGGCAGTATCAATAACCTCCAAGAACTCAGAGCACAGTTGCTCTGCCAATAAAATGCGGGGAGCAACAACAACAGTGGTGGTGCCGTTAGTGATAGAATCGTGACGACGCTGAGTGTCAAGAATCATGGTAAGAGTTTTGCCACCACCAGTGGGAACAATCACCTGACCTTTGTTGTAATTTTGCAGACGGTCAATGATGCGCTGCTGGTGAGGGCGAAGAGTGATGGTCAAAGTGTCGTATTTCTCTCAATATAGCCAATATACAAAAAAACACCACCCCAGTCAAGGGGTAGTGTGCAGTTCAAAGATTGTCACATCAATAATCTAGAGTGTCAAATTCTTCAACATAGCAATCAACATTCTCACCAGGTTCAAGATTAAACAACTTTTCCCAATCAATTTGTCGTGCATCAAAATCCTGGAAAACTTCCATGTCCAGAGTAATGCGAACTTTTTGTTTTTGTGCGGCGAGATAAGAAACCATGATGCTTTGATTGAAGTGACTTGGATATATTAGTCGATATAAACTACAGCGTCAATGGGGCTTGTGCCAGTTTATTTAGAAGTCTTTTACTAAAATTTTGAAATCCTTACATCCTTGAGATTGCATAACTTTTTCCCAAAAAATAGCATCTTCAATCTTTAAGAATGTTGCTTTGTGGTTTGCATAACCCTTTTTCTTCGGTTTTTGATAGTTCACTTGGTACATTGTTCCAATGACGAATAGCGTTTGCAATAATAAATCCGTTAGTTGTTACCAACTGAATCATGATAAGTGTGCGAATAGCAGCAATTACATCTGCCTCTTTGTTGCTTCTACCCTCTTTTTGACCTAGAGCATAAGCCCACAGTCTCCATACACTTTTACTGTTACTCACTACTTACTTTTCTAAAACAAACTGAATTAAATCGACCAGATTTATTTAATACAGAAACTTTTGTATGTTGTGAGTGTACTTCTACATCACTAACAATATATTCACGACCAATAATTAAAAAAGATTGGGAAGGGTCATCATTACCACCCCAATTAACTTGTTCTTTGCTGCATCCAATATATTCAACAACATCGCCAATTTTTATGTCAATCATTTTTAATTAAACTCCATGAACCATCTTTATTATCAATCCACTCCAAAATATCACCTTCTTTCCATCCAAGTTCTTCCATCATCTCATCAGGAAATGTAAGAACTCCATCATCATCAATTTTTAGTGTTGTTCTCATCGCGAACAATAACAAACTACAGAGTTATCATACTGCTTTTGGCAAATAGATGCAACATTCGGTTGTGGTTTGAATAGATTAAGGAATCCAACAATCACGATAACTATTTGCGAAAAGACAACATAAAGAAACAATTTATCTTTCATTTTAAGTAAGAATTGTTTTACTTGAAGCCTTTGTTGCTATCTAATACTTCAACAGAATCTAAAAACATAGAATCTGTCTGAAACCATGCTAATCTAAGTGCCTCATAATCATCAAATACAACTGACTTACCATTAGTTAAACACAGTTTATATTTGTGTCTATTATACAACTTAGAACAAGATTCTGTGAAGTATTGTGGATCACTGGGGTCAATACATTGATTCATGGGTCAATCGGTCGATATTCTTGCGACTTATATGTTTTTGTTAGATTTTCATCATGAATAGAATTTCTACTTGTCACATATTCCAATTCATGCCAATACCATCTTTGACAAACAACTAAAATATGAGTTTTTTTATGTAACGGAGAATCTTTGACATTTTGCTCACACTT